CATCGAGCGCAAAGGCGTTGATGCGTATTCCGCGCAGAATTACACGCGCATTTTGTTCACGTCAAACGAAGAGTTTGTTGTTCCGGCCAGCCTCGACGAGAGGCGGTTTGCCGTTTTTGATGTCGGCACTGTCCGGCAGCAGGACAGCGAATACTTTGCAAAGTTAGACGCTTGGTACAACGCTGGCGGTGCTGCTGCACTGCTGCATTACCTCCGCAACTTTGATCTAAGCCAGTTAAATTTGCGCCTAGTGCCACAGACAATGGCACTGCAAGATCAGAAGCTGGAGGCGTTAGACAACGTGACAGAGTGGCTTCTCAACTGCCTGCATAGTGGTGAAATGCGTGAGGCGACCGTCGGAGGGAACGTGGTGCAGTTTGGCACCGCCGCTGCGAAGTCAGAGATACATGATATTTATGTCAGCACTTTGCGCGACAACAGGTATCAAATACCCAAAAAGTCTAACAGTTTCTGGCGTGACCTCAAAAAGTATGACGCGATGTTTCACACACCAACGCAGCAATCTATTGGCGGTGTGAGAGTGCGGCTTATCAAAGTAAATACTCTTGAGAGTTGCCGGTTCATCTTTGATTCGGTGAACAATCTTCAAGTGGATTGGAATGAAATTGACGCGGGTGCAGTACAGGCTGACCCGCTTGACCCCGACAACTGGGATGGAGAATAAGCATGAGCAAAGGCAGTAAGCAACGCCCAACGGCTAAAGAGTTTTGGACGAATTGGGACGCTATTTTTGGCGAAAAGGAAGAGCGTAGTGAAGATGAAGATATGCGCTACGAGTATCAATGTCACAAGTGTGGTGGCCTCGATATCAGTGAAGTGCATCAAGAAATAGAGATCAATCACGAACCGTTTGGCGATCAAATTGTCGAGAGAACTGAAAGCTGGTTGACCTGTGAGCATTGCGGAGGTGACGTAGAGGAGGTGCATTGAGTTCCCCAGGTTGGCGACCTCCCTCGCGCCAATCTTTTGCCTCGACCTTAACGGGTCGGGGCTTTTTATGCCTAACTTGGTCTAATAATCAACTAAAAGTTGACTAATATAGCGGTTTGTCGTATTATGTATTTGTGGTCGAGAGAGGCCACACCCATAAAACAACTGGAGATACAATATGAAAACGTACACTATCAACGAAAATGGAGTGCAACAAATCGTCGATCAACTCAAGGCGCAATGTAAGCCGAGTGTATTTGACGGCTGGCTTGACGATGATTTAATTGAGTCGCGTCGATCACAAGAAATGTTATCTGCCTGGGCTTCCGAGCTAGAAGACACGTTAAATAGTGGTAATGGCGACGAAATTGAAATTAGCCAGCACGACACGATCTCAGGTCACACCGAACATCTCAGCGTAACTGATGCTGGCATCGATACCGAATTTGACCTGATTTTTGATGCCGAACGCCGACTTGAAGATTTGGAGCATGAACTACAGGCGACTGAGTGGAGCGACCCAAATCGAGCCTTTGGACGTGACAAGACGTATGCTTCAGTGGCACAAGAAATTGAAGACTGCAAGCTAGAATTATCTAAGCTCAATAAGGAGGAGAGAGAAGATGACATTAACTGAACGAGATATTCGATGGCTGAAAAGCCCGAACAAGGTGAAGGTGGTGAGCCACCTCGATTTTTACGAAGCGCCAGCGTTACGCACGGCACTGTGCAAGTGCGAGAAGCCACAAGGCGATTTCACAAGCGGATGTGCGCGGTGCGGCAAGCGAGTAGCCGCGTGAGCGCGATTACCACCTTTGGTTGTCAACTCAACCTTTGGTGGTATAATTCGGTAAAGGAGATGTGATATGAAAACGATAATGATTTGCCAAAAGAACGCTGGAAATCGTCAGCAAATGTTCCGCGACATAAAAGAGTTCTGTGGCGCGGTGGCGGTGTGCGTGATGCTGATCGCGATTTTGAGTGTCGAGTCGTGGGTAGCATATTTTCTATGAAGGATGACGATAAGGTCGTGCCTATAAGGTCAGTGGCCGCAAACGACAAGAAGCCCGATGGTGTTGATCCGAAGCTGATTGAAGCCCTTGGCGAGTTTGCGGCAGTGCTTTCGCAGTACGAGGCTAAAGCCTTTGCGGCTGTGGCGATCACTGATGACGGCAACGTCATCGATAGCTGGTACACGCGGATATCGCCAGCGGAGATGATTGGAGCAATTGAGATGCTCAAAAGTGACTACATTCTTCGGCATTGGGTCGATGATGACGATGAACTAATTCATTAGGAGAGAAATATGTCCCTGTACAAAAACATCCACGCCAAGCGCAAGCGCATTGCGGCTGGCAGCAAAGAGACAATGAAGCCAGCCGGTGCCAAAGGTCGGCCAACCTCAAAGGCTTTTAAGAAGGCTGCCAAAACGGCCAAAAAGAAATAGTTTCCTCGCGACCAAGGGCAACCCTCGTGTCCTATGACAGCACTGCTCGTGCTGGGTCAAGCAGAGCAAAACAGCCCCTCTTCGGAGGGGTTTTTTTATGCCTCAAAGATATTAGCAATATAACCATATAGCATTAGAATGACGTAGCTTATAACCTTAAAATGCACATCCTTTAAACAGTTGAGCGGTGAGGTTGTAAGTTAATGATGGTGTATTGGTGTGTTTATGTGGTGATGATGTTGGTAGTAGTTGCCTTTGAGGGAAATGTCTTCCCAGCTGGGAAAGAATAATTCCAGCTGGGAAAAACACGGCAGTCGGGGTGCCTGCACAGGTTATGCCCTTCTGCACAGGTTATTATTTTTAAACGAAAAAACCTGTGCAGCTACAGGCCGCATGGGTACTGACCAAACACAGGTTACTCAGGTTACTCACCTTTTTTTTTAAATCTAATATAAATATAAAAATACTGTGTTTTGGTGTGCATGTCGTGCATAAAAATCTCATACCGATTTGGTAAAAATAACCTGTGAACCTGTGCAGAATCGCTCTAAGCCACTGGTGACGTGGCCTGTAGCTGCACAGGTTGTTTTTTGGAACCTGAGTAACCTGTGCAGGTTAGGCTTAAAAGTGAGAGCCTATGCGGGTTGTAGCCTGATTTGCGAACCTGTGCAGCTTATATTGTCATCGATCTTGGTCAACCATGCAGCGGATACTCAACCACTGGTTGTAGATAGGATATAATGCGCCTCATTGGACATCTAACAGAGGATTTAGCATTGGCAAACACAATTGTTATTGATTACGAAAAGCTGTATGACCTAGCAAAGATAGGGCTTTCAGAAGAACAGATAGCTGTAAGCCTGGGCATATCTGTCTCAACGATAGGCCGACGAAAGCGTGAAGATGAACGATTTAGTAGCACCTTAAAGGCTGGCAAGCAGGCTGGCGTATCGGCAGTCACGAACGCGCTGTTTGAAGGCGCAACCGGGGACAAGCCCAACACTTCAGCGCAGATATTCTTTCTAAAGAATCGAGGCGGCTGGCGGGATAAAACGGAAGTAGACGCTAACATAAACGCTGATGTCACTGTGACGCACGACATCGATGAAGCCCTCCAGGCGTTGAAGGATGCAGGCGTTGACCCATCATCGCTTTGATCGCACCCATTCATCATTGGGAAGATATCCATATAAATCAATGGCTTATAGCTATTTGGAGCACCCCTTGGAGCATTTGAGGTCGGAAAGCGCCCACCAGGGGCCGTTTTTATGTCCGATTCGCAAAATCGAGGTACCCGGCTGGGGCAGTACGCCCCCACATATCTCGTTACATATAGGACGGCCTTTGTGACAAAAGCGACTTCAAAAAGTCCGGTTCGCAAAAAAACCGATCCGCTAAAAAATGAGGCCGCAAAAAATAAGGCGCTCAAAATAGCGGAAGCCATCCGCGTGGTAAAACTGCACAAAGCCCAAAACCGTCTAGCGTATTGGGAGCCATACGAATGGCAAAAGCAATTTTACGATGCTGGCACTGAAAATAAACAAAGAATGCTTATGGCGGCAAACCGTGTAGGCAAAACTGCTTCACAGGCCGCAGAAGTAGCATTTCACCTCACAGGCTTATATCCAGACTGGTGGGAAGGTATCAGGTTCACACGACCTACAAAGATTTGGTGCCTGGGCGTGTCCGGCGAGCAGCTTCGTGACGTGATCGTGAAGGAGCTATTGGGCATGTACCTTGGCGAAGGTAAGTTTGATGGTTCGGGCTTAATACCTCAAAGGCTCATCTACCAAGTAACCCCCGCGATGGGAACGCCACGGCTACCAAGAGATGTGGCGGTGCGCCATGCGGCGGGTAATACAAGCCTAGTAAGTTTTAAGTCCTACACTCAGGGGCAGCATGTCCTCATGGGTAGTTCGCAGGACTACATCTGGATCGATGAGGAGCCAACCGACCCCACAATATACCCACAGTGTCTAACGCGAACAGCGACAGGTAACGATGGAAAGGGCGGCTACCTTGTCGGTACTTTGACCCCAGAGAACGGCATGACTGAACTGGTCAGCCAGTTCATGGACAACCCGAACAAGGGTCAGTATCTCCAGAATGTGACGTGGAACGACGCGCCGCACATTACAGAAGAGACTAAGACCCAGCTTTTGGCGGCAATTCCTGAGTACCAGCGCGATATGCGCTCAAAGGGCATACCCGTTCTGGGTGAGGGCATGGTATTCCCTATAGCCGAAGAGGCTTTGAAGTGCGATCCGTTCGAGATACCCCCTCATTACAAGAAATTATGCGCGGTAGACTTCGGAATTACCCACCCAACCACCTGTGTCTGGACGGCCTACGATGCCGATAGCGACACCATATACATCTATGACGCTTACAAGAAAGAGGGTGAGATTCCAGCCGTCCACTCAACTGCTATCAAGTCGAGAGGCAAGACTATCCCCTGCATTTATCCCCATGACGGTGACAACACTGAAAAGGGCAGTGGTAAGACACTGGCAGAGATGTACTTGGAGTCGGGGGTGTTGATGATCGGGAAATTTACGAACCCTGACGGGACAAATTATGTCGAGCCGGGGCTTATGGAGATGCTGGAGCGTTTCAGGACAGGGCGGCTACGGGTGTTCAGTAATTTGGTGCCTTGGTTTGAAGAGTTTAGGCGGTATCACCGCAAGAAGGGGAAGATACATAAAGAATTTGACGATTTGATGGACGCAACGCGCTACGCCGCGATAAGCGTGACGCGATTTGGGCAGAACCAGGTAGAGCGAGAGCATTTGACTAACGGACATTCGGGATACGAGCAAAATGAATATAGTTTCTGAGATAAACGATGACGAGTTACTCGCATCGCTAGAAAATAACATTAATTCGGCTGACTCATACGCTGAGAGCGAGATAGGCCACCAGCGCGACAAGGGTCATCGCTATTATTATGGGCAGCCTCTGGGCAATGAACGCGCTGGCAGATCACAGCATGTGAGCATGGATGTTTTTGACGCAGTGGAGTCGGTCAAATCTATGCTCATGGAAACCTTTACGGCTGACAGAAATATCTGCAAATTTGATCCGCAAACCGCAGAGGACTTTATGCCTGCCAAAATGGCAACGGCACTGACTAACTACATTTTTTACCGCGAGAACAACGGCACAAAAATTCTCCACGATGTGATCCACGATGCGCTGATCGCTAAGACAGGTATCGTTAAGAGATATTATAAAAACTTGTATGAGTACGAAGAGGAAACGTTTGAAGGGTTAGACGAGCCGTCCTTCAACATGCTGATGCAAGACCCAGATGTCACCATCATGGAGATTGCTGAAGAGGCCCAAGCTGTGCAGACGCAGGACGCGCAGACAGGTCAGATTATCGAGTCATCACAGGTCATGTACTCTGGCGAAATAGCGCGGAAGATCGACAAGTCGAAAATCTGCATTGAGACAATACCGCCAGAGGACTTCCTGGTATCGCCACGCGCAACCGACGAGAATGATGCCGACTTCTGCTCACACCGCACATCCCGCACCCGTGGCGATTTGCTTTCTGAAGGCTTCGATCCTGAGATTGTTGCGAAGTTGAACGAAGACCACGACCTGTTTGAAGACGGTGGGCTTGGACGAGACTCAGTTGATGGTTTTCGCAAAGACGATCACTATGATGCTGACAACGACAGACAGCACGTCACTATTTATGAGTCCTACATTAAAAAGTACCGCGATGACTTGAAGAAGTGCGTGTATCTGAAAGTGCTGCACAGCCGCAACGTGCTGCTCGACAAAGAGATCGTGTCTGAGAAGCCGTTTAGGTACTTCACACCTTTCCCGTTGCCTCACCGCTTCCACGGTATGAGCCTTGCGGATGTTTTGTTCGACATTCAGAAGACGCAAAGCAGCTTGAAGCGTGGCGTGGTCGATCACACATTTATGACAAACACCTCACGCTTTATCGCTAACCTGTCACTGGTCAAGAACCCACGCGACCTGTTGGACAACCGCGTTGGAGCAGTTATCGATGTGAATAGCCCGAATCCTGAAAATGTTGTGCGTCCTCTGCCGATGCCGAACTTGTCAGGCACCGTATTTCAGGCGATTGAGAACTTGGAGGTGGAGAAGGAGTCGCGCAGTGGCATGAGCCGTATGGCCCGTGGCATGGACAGCACTGCTGTCAGCAAGCAGAACTCAAGCGACTTGATTACGACCTTTATGAACGCCAGCAACCGTCGAATCATGGTCATGGCTAGAAATCTGGCAGAGAATTTTTTAAAGCCGCTGATGCACGACATTTATAAACTGGCAGTGGAGTACGAGGGTGAGAAAGCCATACAGCTTGATGGGCAGTTTGTGCCTGTAAATCCTCAGTTCTTAGGTGATCGCACAGAGATGTCTGTCGCTGTGGCCCTGACACCTGATGAGCAGGCGCAGGAAGCGCAAATGCTGTTGAGCCTTGACCAGCAGTTCACGATGAATCCCCAAGACCCAAACCTTGGAGGAATGTACGGCGCACCTCAGCGTCACGCGATGCTGAGTCGAGCCTTTGAGTTGTTGAATATCAAGTCAAGCAGCATGTACCTGTTTGATCCTAGCAGCCCTGAGTTTCAGCAGCAGCAGCAGCAGATGCAGCAACAGCAGGAAGAGGCAGCAGCCAAGCAGTCAGAAGTTGAGAAGTTTAACGCTGGCATGACCGCACGTCAGGTCGCTGTGCTTGAAGGTCAGTTAGAACTGGACGCGCTGAAGGAGCAGAACAAGATGATCATTGCTATGGAGAACATGAACCATGAGCATGAGATCGGTGAAGCGAAGTTAATGCTGGACACTGAAAAGCAGACGCACCAGATGGAGATTGACGAGGCCGAACTGGCACTTGAGGCCGAGCAAAAACGCAACGTGAGTATTGGATGATGATTGAAGATACGAGTAAGTTTGATGCCTTTATCAAAAAGGCTAACGACAAAAAGTACGCCAAAAAGAAAACACGCAAACAGGCGTTTAACGAGTACCAGGCTTATCGTGATGGAAAACTAGATAAGGAAACGGCCATGCCTCGACCTCACGGAAGGATGAGGGGTAAGACCATTAAATTAGTACCAACCACTGACGTGGAGTCTAAAACCGATGAATGAAGAAGATATAGGCGAACTGGCTACGATAGCTGAAGCCTCAAAAGAAATGCTGCATAGCGATGTTTTTAACAGGGCGTTTGAAATGATGAACTCAAATATCATGGATCAAATCCTTGCCACCCCGCCAGAGGCAGATGCAGAGCGTGAAAGGCTCTATATGATGTTTAAAGCGGGACAAATGTTTGTCCAGCAGTTTGCCGGGCTAATAAACAACTATGAATTGAAGACACAACAACCTATTGAGTAAATAGGTATAATTGGAGAAATTTGATGTCAGAAGAGCAAACCGCAACGGACTCCCAGACCATCGATAAAGACGATATTAATGCGCGACTGATGGCCGTTTTGGAATCCAGCCAGGACAACCCCGAAGAGCCTAAAGAAGAGCAAGACGTGGTCGATGAGGCCACCGACGAAGTAATCGACGAGTCACAGGACGTTGAAGAAGAGTTAGAAGAAGCTGCGGAGGTCGAAGACCCAACCGAAGAATCTGAAGATGAAACTGAAGACGCGCCTGAATACATAACTGAAGGCAATATTGAAATCGATGGCGAAAGCGTGTCGGTTGAAGAGATTAAACTTGGTTATTTAAGACAAGCCGATTACACCAAGAAGACGCAGGTAGTTGCCGAACAGCGTAAGGCCGCAGAAGAACAAACTGCGAATTACGAATCCACACTTAGCGCACTTCTTACTGCATCTGGTGCTGACCTATCACGTTTTGACAATGTGAATTGGGAGCAGGCCGCTGTAGAAAATCCTGAACAATACAAGCAGGCCAAGGCTGTTTTTGAGCAGACCCAGCAGACTTATAACTTTATCAAGTCACAAGCTGACGAGCATCAAAAACGCAATCAAGAACAACAGCAGGCAATAGCGCGTGAGAATGCGAAAGAAAGTCTGACTGTTCTAAAATCGACAATCCCTAATTGGAACAACGACCTTTACTACTCGATTGGTGAGTACGCAACGAGTACGTTAGGTGTGACCAGTGAAGAGTTTAACGACGTTCACGATCACCGAATGATTACGGCATTGTACAAGGCCATGCAATTTGATCAGGCAAAGGTGAAGACGCAAAAGAAAGTTCAAGCGTCAGCCAAAAAAACTTTGTCGGGCAAGAAAGGTGAACCCAAAGATTTAGGCAAGAAAGAGAATCATCGCAAATCGCGTGAACGTCTCAAGAAGTCTGGAAGGATGGAAGACGCTGTTCAAGCCCTCTTGAATAACTCTTAATTTTAGGAAATTTTATCATGCCAGTAGTAGCGAATACCTTAAAGACATTTGACCAGGTAGGTCTAAAACAGGATATCGAAGAAATTATATATGATATCAGCCCAACCCTGACCCCGTTCACCTCTTCAATCGGCACAGGCACTGCCCGTGCAACTTTACATCAGTGGCAGCAAGCAGAACTTGCTGCTGTAGGCTCGAATGCCGCCGTTGAAGGCGCGGATGCAGGCGCAGCCTCTAACAACACCACTACCATGAAAACTGCGAATACTCAGATTTTCACTAAAGTAGTTCAGAGTTCAGGCACTTCTGAAGCTGTTGATACCCACGCTCGTAGTTCTGACCTAGCGATGAACATCGCGATGAAGGGCAAAGAATTGCGTCGAGATATCGAACATGCATTCGTAGGTGCTGGACAGGCAGGTACTGCCGGTAACGCAACAACCGCTCGTCAGTTGACTTCGGCTCAGAATCAGATCAATGCCGCAACAACTAACACCGCTGGTTCTAACCGCACTTTTACTGAGGCACTTCTACTGGCTACTTTGCAGTCTGTATACGAAGCTGGTGGCGATCCCAATCAGATTCAAGTTACGCCATCTCACTCTGTAACTGTTGCAAACTTCGCAGCCTCTGCGGGTCG